TTTAGACTTACCACCACTTTCAGATTTACAGTATAAAGCAATTCGTGCAATGAGCCAGATCTATAAAAAATCAACATTAATTAATTTGTACGGAGAAGAAGAAGGCTTAAAGCGTTGGAACCAAACCTGTAACGAAGTTATTCTACAATTGGGTAAGGGCTCTGGTAAAGACTATATGTCTACCATTGCTGTTACCTATATGGTTTATTTATTGCTATGTTTAAAAGATCCTGCTAGATATTATGGTAAACCAGCAGGGGATACAATTGATATTATCAACATTGCTGTTAACGCACAACAAGCAAAGAATGTTTTCTTTAAGGGTCTTTCCACACGCATTGAAAGATCCCCATGGTTTGCTAATAAGTATATTAAAAAGGCAGACAGCATAGACTTTGATAAAAACATTTCATGTTATTCAGGTCACTCAGAAAGAGAAGCGTTTGAAGGTTATAACGTTATAGCAGTAATTCTTGATGAGATTTCTGGTTTTGCAATTGATTCTACTTCTGGAAATGAACAGGCTAAAACTGGTGAGGCCATTTATGATATGTACCGTGCCTCTGTTGACTCACGATTCCCTGACTTCGGTAAAGTAGTTCTTCTATCTTTCCCACGATACAAGGGTGACTACATTCAGCAAAGATATGATGCTGTGGTGGCAGACAAAGAAGTTGTTATTAGAGCACATGAGTTTACTCTAGATGAAGACTTGGGAAATGCTGAAGGAAATAAATTTAGCATTGAGTGGGAAGAAGATCATATTAATTCATACAGGGTTCCAAAAGTGTTTGCCATGAAACGTCCAACCTGGGAAGTGAATCCAACAAGAGCCATTGATGATTTTAAAGTGGCGTTTTTTACTAACCCAACAGATGCTCTTGCTAGATTTGCCTGTATGCCATCAGATGCCATTGATGCATTCTTTAAGTCAAGAGAAAAGATAGAGCAGGCTTTTAGTGAGTTTAACCCAATTGACGATGATCAAAGATTTATGGATTGGTTTAAGCCAGAACCAGATAAAGAATATTTTATTCACGTTGACCTTGCACAAAAGCACGATCACTGTGCTGTAACAATGGCACATATTGATCGCTGGGTTTATATTAAAATGTTTAATAACTATGAGCAAAAAGTTCCAATTGTAAAAGTTGATTTTGTTAAGTGGTGGACTCCAAAGCCAGATCAGGCTGTGAATTTTACAGATGTTAAAGATTTTATTGTTAATGTAAGACGCATGGGATTTCCCCTAAAGTTGGTAACCTTTGACCGTTGGAACTCATTTGAAATGATGACTGACTTAAAGTCTGTGGGCATTAATACAGAGAATCTATCAGTCGCTAAGAAACATTATGAAGACATGGCTATGGTTGTATCAGAAGAAAGATTAAAAGGTCCGAGAGTTGAATTACTAATTAGTGAATTATTAAGATTACGTATTATTAAAGATAAGGTGGATCATCCTAGAAAAGGATCGAAGGACTTGGCAGATGCCACTTGTGGGGCAATATACAATGCTTTAACACGTAGTTCTAGAAGAGAGCAAGAAGAGGTTGAGGTTCATACGTTTGCAGATGTAAAGCGAGATAACCGCCTAGAAGAAGAGTCTAGGAGAAAGCAACAGGGGATAATTGCTCCACCAAATACACCAGTACCAAGAGATATTGCAGATTATTTAGAATCCCTACGCATTATTTGATAGAATGGTAGGGAAAGGGGGTGCTCACTTTGGGTTCACCAATCGTTGGAGGTAAGGTTACAACACCTTACAAGAAACTTGGAAAAATGTGGTCAAAAGGCTACCATACAGGTGTAGACTATGCTTGCAAGGAAGGCACAGATATTGTTGCTGTTTCCGATGGCAAGATTGAAAACGCTAACTGGGGAAAATCTTATGGTGTTCAGTTGGTACAAAAAGTTGAAGGTGGCTGGGTAATTTATGCTCATCTATCAAAGGCTTTAGTCAAGGCTGGAGATACAGTAAAGAAGGGTCAACACATTGGAGAGTCTGGTAATACAGGCAACTCTTCAGGTCCTCATCTTCACTTTGAAATGAGAGATAACATTAGATGGAGTGCAGGTAAGGACATTGATCCTGCCAAAATTCTTGCAAGTTAATTATTAATAAATTAATTAAGATAGTGGGTTTTTTTTAAACTCACTATCTTTTTTATTGTATAATTAATTTGTAAAACATTAAATTGTTTTGCACTAGGAGAAGGGTAGTATTAAAAAATTAAGACTTTTATTAGCAACATTAATAATATTTATATGGTCAACACTTGCCCTATCTACCCCAACACACTCCTCAACTGCCGTATGTGATACTTATCAAGTAAATGGTGGAGATCAAGCCTTTTTAATGAACTTAAATACTCCATTAGAATTTGGTGGAGCCGTTTATAATGGAAATGTTTATGTAAGTCCTAAAGGAACTATTACCTTTGGACAAGGTGATTATACATTTTGGGATTACCCTGCTACACCATCTATATCTATTGGATCTTGGGATTATCATGCTTTTCCAAACACCACAGCATCTGATGGATGGAATCCAGGATGGGGAATAGGAAATGATTTATATGTAAGATATGGATCCACAGCAACCTCCATATGTGTTGACTGGAAAGTATTACCCTGGGGACAAACTTCAGGTAATCCAGTTTATATTAGAATGTTGGCAGAAGTAAATCCAGTAAATTATACATGGACTCCAACATATCAAGTTAGTTCAAGTGCACCAGCAGGTGCTAGATATGGTGTTAGATATACTTTTAATGGTCCAGTTCAACCTTTAACCATTCAAACAATTACAGAGCCACCAGCACCAAGTCCCACACCAAGTCCAACAGAAACAGTTGAGCCTAGTTTAGAGCCCACTCCTGAAGTTATTGTACCTTCTCCAGTGCCTAGCCAGACTCCAGACCCTGAGCCTACTACAAGCGTTGAACCAACTTTGAACCCAGAGCCAACGCCAGTGCCTGAACCTACTCAAAGTACTACTCCCACCCCTGAGCCACAGCAATCACAACAACCAGAGCCAACAGTAGAACCGTCACAGCAGCCATCACAGCCAGCCCCACAGCCATCAAAAACTTCTGCAGTGCCCGTAAAACCTTCAATCACTCCAACTCCTTCTTTAAGTCCTTCAGGATCTCCGTTGCAGCCTGCAACACCTCTTGTAACTCAAAGCCCAACTCCTGAGCCACAGACTTCATCTCCAACACCAGAAGTTCCAACTCCAGTTGAGAGTCCAACTCCTGATCCAAGTTTTCCAGCCATTCTTCCACAAGATAATACTATCACGCCAGAACTTATTGTTTTAGATAACGGAGTGGTTATTGAACAAGAGGTCGCAGAGGCTCTAGAGGTACTTAATAGTTTTGATTCTTTGGTTGCTGGAATATTTAATGATCCAGGTCAAGTTATTTTAGCAATACAAAATATTGGTGCAGACATGTCACCAGAAGTTAGAAAGGATGCCCAGGTTGTTGTTGTAGCAACAATTGTAGTTACACAAATTATTGGTGCAGCAGTCAGCCAAGTATTACAAAGGAGGTAAAGATGGGTTGGTTAGTTAAATGGATCAAAGATTCATTTGTAGAGATTCTCAATCAAACGTTTACGTTGCTCGGTTTCTTTGTAGCGTGGATTGTTCTTGAGGGTAGTGCAAAAACAGTTGTTGGATGGGCCATTATGTGGTCATTTGCAATTTGGCTCATTTCAATGAGACTAAGAGAGCGAAAGGAGGACTCAGAATGAACTTAACAAAAATTAAAAAAATTCTTACTAGAATGTTAGCAGTGTTTGTAGAAAAAGGCTTAGACGTTCTTGGTGCTGGTGCAATTGCAGGAGTAGCACTATATCAGTCAGTATTCATGGCAGGTGTTTTAGGTGTGGCAATAGTACTAAAGTCTTTGGCTAAATCCTACATTGCTGATGGCGATCTTTCAGACGATGATGTAGAAGCAGCATTTGCAGAAGTACAGAATACAAAGAAAAAATAAGGCTTTGTTTAAGTTGACAATGAGCCTTAAGTAGGCTATAATTATTGTATGACAGAAACAAAATCAAAACAACTAAATGCCCAGGATCGTTGTGATCGTTGTGGTGCTCAGGCTTATGTTTGGGTAAATGGAATACACGGAGATTTGCTTTTCTGTGGCCATCACTACAATAAAATCATTAACGATCCTGTTGGCAATTCTAATATGATATCATATGCTATAGAAGTTATTGATGAAAGAGATTCTATATAATGCCAAAAATTACATTTGAGGGAAGGCATCCTTTTGCTGTAGATTATCCACAACCAGAGCCAGCATCTAAGCATATACCAGAATGGTGGAAAAATCTACCAACTTATATTAATGACAATAAGTTTAACATGCAGGCTTTAATGCCACTAGGTGGTGGCCCAAGTCCAAATGTTGGAATTAAAAGATGTATTCCAGTACTCGATGGATTAAGTGCTGGATACATAATTAGACTTCATTGTGATATTGAATTTTCATATAGACTTGGAGACCATCCACATCCATTAAAAAGTAATAGACACCAGAATCCCTTTTTTGCATCATTTATAGAACCAGTATCTCACTGGAGCCTAGAGCAATTTGATGGATATAACATTCCAGATGGCTATACACATCAGGTTTATAAGTGGAATGCAAACTGGATAGTAAAAACTCCGCCAGGATATTCATGTCTATTTACACATCCAATTGGATATAATGAATTACCATTTAAAAGTTTATCTGGAGTTGTTGATACAGATTCACTTGAAACAGATGTAAATACACCATTTATAATTAAGTCAGACTTTGAGGGTATAATCGAGGCTGGAACTCCAATTGCTCAAATCATTCCATTTAAAAGAGAGGATTGGACCTCTGAGGTTGTTCAACTGCCTCCTGGAGAAGAAGAAAGAAGACTTGAAAGATTAAAAACTAAATTAGTCAGTTCTTATGGCAGACACTATCGCAAAGCAAAAACTTACAAATAATGTTATAATTATCTTGGCTGGTGTGGTATCGCTTTCTTAGGATGAATAGTTACCGTACAAGAGGTCAGGGTGAGACTAATAAATTAGCAAACCATTCGATGTAGGACCTGACTGGATTACCACACCAGTCTTTTAACATGACAACTTGACACACTTAGCAAATAATGCTATACTAATTTACTAACACACAGAGAGAAAATATTTTGATCATTGAATTAGAACCATGGGAATATGA